GGTGGATTACGTATTTGTATTTGTTCGATTTTTTTACTTAGTTCAGTTGAACTTAAATAGGTTGAACACGCGTATTCAATTAAATGTTTGTATCGATGAACTGCAGTCATTGTAAGTGACTTTAAATCTCCTCGAATAATAAAATGAGAATATGTTTTCAGAATATCTTGGTGTAAATTATAAAAAAATTTGCAGGCTATATCGTATACATCTGGACAAAGAAACTGTTTCACTTGCGGGTAATCGATATAAATAATGTTGCTGTTTGGGATAATATAAACACTCGATTGTAATAATTTTTCAATCGAGAAATTGTCGGATATTTCTTTCGCACATTCAAATTTCTGCGTGGTTTTAAATATTGTATTTTTTCTGTTTTTTTCATAATATAACGTTTTGTATGTATGTATCTTTTCTTCTAGATTTTCATTGGTCATTTAATATATGTATATCTATATTATTTAATTTCGTATTATACTTTCGTCCAAAGTTCATCAACTAGACCATATTTCATACACGTTTCTGCATCCCACCATAAATCATGCTTCAAAATTTCATTTAATTCTTTACGAGGTATTTTCGAATAATCCTTATAAATCGTTTTAATTTGTTCCATAAGACGTTTATTATTTGTAAAACTGTCTTCTAATTCGCACATTTTACCCCATGAACCAGCAGACAATTGATGAACCAACATATATGAATTTGGTCTCATATAGCGTTTTTTACCAACTACACTCATTAATGTTCCAGCGGATGCTGAAGCACCATCAATAATAGTAATTACATCGACTTGACAAGCTATAATAACATCAATCGCAGTAAATGCCGCGAACACAGAACCGCCAAACGAACTAATATGCAGATAAATTGGAATAGGTTCAATACATAACGTGTTCGCCAATGCTAAGTTAGCTTGTTCGACTTCTCGAATAAGCGTAGTTAGGGAAAATATGGAAGCACGAGTGACTTCGGCGTAAAAATAAACATGATTGTTCACCTTTGTGATTTTTTGATTATCCTTGTCTATATTCATTTTAACCGTTTTTTCCGAGTCGTCGGGGGTTTCTGTATTTTCAATGGCCAATAATACGTCGCTAGCAGTATGTTTATAATACGACGACGACATTATATTATAACAACAATTTATATTTAAATCGTTATATTTATATTATTTGATTGTATTGCGATGACCGGGTAGAAATACTCGGCTTTTTTTTGGGTTGATATTTACAAATAATGGGACAATCGCATGAATGAGGTAACCATTGAAAAGCATAACACGTTTTTGGTATAAAATCGTTTTTTATTATTCTTATATATTTAGATACGAATAATAACATTATACTGATTAACCCGCTATATTTAAACACTTTTCAATCACAATATATTTAAGAATTTAACATTACGGTGTTATAAATTGAACCTTATTGAGTGATTCCTGTGATATAAAAGGGGCGAATAATTTTAATAAAATTTTCATAACCGATGGAGGGTTTACTATTTGTATTTTTTCAATTTTTGTACTTTGTTCTGTAGCATCTAAATACAATGAACAAAAATGTTTAATTAAATCTCTATATCGTTGAGCAGCAGTCACAGTAAATGATTTTAAATCGACTCGAATATTAAAATGAGAATTTGTTTTAAGAACTGTTTGATTTAAATCAAAAAAATAGTTACATACTAATTCATAATTATCCGGACAAAGGAATTGTTTAACCAGTGGATAATCGATATAAATAAAATTACTATTTGGAATAATGTAAATATTTGATTGTAATAATGTTTCATTTGAGAAATGATTGGACATCTCTTTCGCACATTCAAACTTCTGTGTGGTTTTAAAAATTGTATTTTTTTTATTTTTTTTATAATATTTATTTGTATATTCCTGCATTTGTTGCTCTAAATTTTCGCTCATTTTATGATATATTAATATATTTCAAATTTATATTAATATATTGATTTAAATTTATTCTAGAGGTCAACGGACATTGATTTTTTATCCTTTCTCTTTTTTCTTGATTTTTTTTCTGGAATGGATTCTTCATTCACAACATCTTCCGTTTCGATTAATTCTTCTTCCTCTTCCTCTTCTTCTTTTTCTTCTCCTTCTGCAGATTTTTCCACCTCATTTTCTTGATTTTCTGTTTCGACTAATTCCTGAGTAGATTCTTCCTCAACCAACTTTACATTGTTTTTCATATCAGTATTCAGGCATTTTTTATTAAACATCACATCATCTATTTTATTATATGCGATTTCTTCTTCAGTATATTCCTCTTCTACATTTTCTTCACAAGCGGCTTCAATAATATCGTCTTGATTATTTGATTCAATCGTTTCATCATCACTTAAGTTATTTGTATCGCGTATTAATTCCATTGAAATATTGGTGGAAGTTTCAACGTTATCAATTATATCTAAATCTTCTTCCTTTAATATTTCATCGGATTGTATTTGTATATTATTCATTGGATTGGAAGATATTTGAATACGTTCTTCCATTAACATTCGATTCACATCTAATGTATAAGATTGAAGTTTCATAACAATTTCCTTTAGGTTGTTAATTTCTTCCGCCATCAGTTGGGTTCTATAATCAAATTCAGAAGATTGTTCAGTAACTGTTAGTTTTAAATCTTCGCGTAATGTTTCAATCATATTTGTATTTAATTCCATATTTAATTCAGAATTAACCGAATTTGTTGGAGTAACGGGTACTTCAATTTTATTATCAATAATTGCCTTTTCCAAAACCAATAATCGTTTATCAAAAACAGTAATTACTTGTTGTAAAGACATGGGTTTTTTATAATCAACCGGTTTGGTTTGTGTTACCTGCGCGGACGATTGACTTGATAGTGGGTTATGTAATTGGCGAACCGCTTCATTCTGTAAATTTTCAGTAGTTCTATTAACACGACGCTGACCTGGTTCAATGTTATTAGAAACATTATTCGATTTAAATAGGGGCGATGCAACCACGTTACCGGCGCGACGTCTTTTAGCAGCAGATATAGAAGATGTACTCATTTTATAAATCGTATATAATATTGTTTACGAAAAGCAATATTATGTTTTAACGAATATTATTATGCTATCATTTTCATTTTTATCGATTGATGATGTTTATATTCAATATCGGCTAAAGTATATTCCCGGATATTCTTAAAATTATTATTTTAGTGATAATTTTATAAGTAAAATATATATATATATGCGAATCAGTAATATTGTTTTATTCTTTACAATGATAATCATTATACTTTATAATTTATGGTATACACAAGTCCAAGAAGGGTTTCACCAAAATACTAATCCATCATTTCCTATAGATATTGTGTATACTTGGGCAGGTGAAAAAAATGATACAACAAATGCACGTATTTCAAATAATAATGAATTGAAATATAGTCTACGTTCGGTAATGAGATATGCACCTTGGGTTAATAGAATATATATATTAATGAATCCACCAAAAACAAAACCCAGTTGGTTTAATGAGTTGTATTCAGAAAAAATAACGATAATAGACCATAATGATACATTTGTCCAACAAAATCATTTACCGACCACTAATTCAAATTCAATCGAAACAACAATTGTTAATATTCCTGAATTATCGGAACATTTTATTTACTTCAATGATGATTTTTATTTAGGCAATAATGTTTCCTATTTGGATTTTTTCAACCATGATGGTAGTAAAATCGTTGTAGATAAAGATCGTATTAAAAATTGCAAATCAATGCAGATTGATGATAAAGATAAAAAACTGAATATCGATTTACCTATCTATTGCGGTATATCACATCATATACCCTTCGCTAATACAAAAAGCATCATCAAAGAATTTCAACACAAATATAGCGATTATATTGAATGGGTAAGAAATATTAAACAGCGAAGGGGTACCGGAGGAGCCTATTGTAACGAACAAAATTTACATAAATGGTGTCAACAGCAACATGGTTTAATTGCGAAATTTGCATATGATAATGGATACGCCACGATACGTACTTTCTCGCCCACAGATATTATTTATGTAGATTATCAGTATGATCGAGATTTACAAAAATTAGATTATATTTATCGAGCTAACCCCAAATTTTATTGCATTAATGATGTTAATATAAAAAATATAACAGACAGACAAAAGTTTTACAATCGCGTGAATAAATTTATGGAAAAATATTATGATACATCGCCGTTTTTTGAAAATTAACAATCTTTAAAGACAGTAAAATATATATATCCACTATATACAGATATAATGGATATTCTTCAAGATGTTCGCGATATAACAAAAAAATCTTTTATTTCCCATGTATTTTCAACAACGGATGAAGGAAAAGCAGAGGTATTAAATATTGTACAATACGCTACTTTAGGCATATTTCCTATTGTTTTATTGAATAAACTTGTACAGCGCTTTATACCAGAAGCAGACGATGATAAATCAGCATTAGAACTTTTAGTCGAAATTTTTCTTCAATTAGTTATAATGTTTTGCGGAATAATAATTATTCATAGAACAATTAGTTATTTTCCAACATATAGTGGATTCAAATACGAGAATCTAACGTTAACCAATGTAGTTTTAGCATTTTTAGTTATAGTATTAAGTATTCAAACTAAATTGGGCATTAAAGTTAACATTTTAACTGACCGTGCATTGGAATTATGGAACGGGTCGTCAGAAAAAGAACCTGTTAAAAAACGAGGTTCTATGCACGCACCAAGTCAATCTGATTATTTTGATAATATGGGGGAATCGATGGGAATGCCTCCCCCACCAGTTGTAACAAGTAAATCAAGTGGCGCGGCTCAAAAACGGGAAGAATCTCACGATTTTGGTGGACCTCAAGCAGCAAATGGTGTATTGGGTGGATCATTTGGTTCATTTTTTTAAATTCTTGCTAAGATATATGTAATTTAACCGGTTTAAATTACATAATTAAAATATAATTAACTACTAGTATGTTTAATTATAAATCGAAGAAAAATGAGACTACCGAATTTAATTCTCAAATAAATGATTTAAAGAACGATTTACTCAAACTAAAGCGTAATCGAAATAAAAATAACAGTGATATATTTTATAATAAAGAATTTGTTGATACATTTAAAGAACGTGCCCCGGCTAAAAATTTTAATATGATTTCAAGTTATCCCATTACAAAGATGGATGATAAATATTTACACCAAAAATTTAGATCGAAAAATAATTCCCAAATAAGAATGATTAATAGAACAATCAACTGTGAAATAGATGAATCATTTTGTCTTAAATTTGAAACAACAACTAATAGTACCAATATCGAACCAATAAAACCAGTATATATAAATGATAATTTCTATGATAACGAAGATGACGATGATGATGACGATGACGAGACGGTTGATCATACTGAAAATATAGATATTGATAATATATTTTTACAAATAAAACCAAAAGGCCTCAGTGCAAATACGTATAATAACAATAATATTAATGAAGAAGTATTTGATATAAATCCAAATAAGATAGATAAACAAAAATTAAAAACATATTTAACAAATGGAAATGTAATCGATAAGTATGAATATGTTCCCATTGAACAAAAATTAAAACCGGTAATACCACTCGTTTGTTATACGACTTGGCATACTTCAAATTTACCACCATTGATGAAAAAAAATTACAACGAATTGTGTGATAATAATAAAGAACTAGAATTCCGTTTTTTTAATGAAACAAAATGTAGAGAATTTATTCAAAATAATTTTCAGGACGAAGTATTATATGCATACGATTGTCTTGTTCCGTCTTCATACAAATCAGATTTGTGGCGTTTTTGTGTATTATATATAAATGGAGGGGTATATTTGGATATAAAATATAATACCATAAATTCCTTTAAATTAATCGATTTATGTTATTCTGAACATTTCGCATTTGATCATTGTGGAAAAAATTTAGATTCAATTTGGAACGAAAATGAATTCGGAATTTATACAGCATTAATTGTTACAAAACCGCAAAATATAGTTTTACGGAAGTGTATTGACCAGATAGTTAATAATGTATCGACTAATTTTTATGGTAAAAATGCTTTATATCCAACTGGTCCCGGAACTCTAGGTCAAAAATATTTTGAAACTTATTATGACGAAAATATGAAATTTATTGAAAATGTACAATTATTTCATCATGAAAAATCAAGTTCTATTATTTATAATAATATGGAAATAATAGACATATATAAATCATATAGAGATGAACAAAAGGAATACCAAAATAATGTACATTATAGTGAATTATGGAAACAAAATGCGATTTATAACAAGAATTATAATATTTTACATAAAAAAATAATTAAGAATAAACAGCCAAATTTACCCAATGTTTTGTGTATAATACATATTGGAAGCTATCATATATTTATGAAAATGAAAAAATATATTGATAATTTGGTTCTCGCTAAATATGATGAATATAATTTGGATATTTATTTTAATATAATAGATACAATACGTCAGGAACATATCGAAAATATAAAAAAAGAGTACCCGGAAGAGAATTTTATTATTTCAGAAAATTACGGTTTTGATATTGGAAGTTTTTTTCATACATTACAAGTAATAAAAACATACAATGAAAAATATGATTATGTTATAAAAGTACATACTAAAAGTAACAATGATATAAGAGAGTCTATTATGGAACCATTATTCGGAAGCATAACAAAAATTCGCGAAATAACCCAATTATTTCAAAATAATAAAGATATCGGTATGATTGCTGCAAAAAAAAGTAGATGTATAGATAACCATAGTGATTTTTTACGTAATAAAAATTATTTGCAACAATTATTAAATTGGTATTTTCAAGAAACGACAAATGCGATAAAGCAACCATATTCTACCGGAACTATATTTTGGATTCGATTTGATATTTTACAAAATACATTCTTTAAATATAATATTTCCAATATTTATAATTCATTTAATAACATTTATACATTTGATTGTAATTGGTATTACTTTGCTAATAAAAATGATCTCGGCGATATACCGTACGATAAGGTTAAGATATATGAACATTATTTAAAAAACCATAATAAATTAAAACTTTCTGGAAATATTTTTCATGCATTAAAATATAAAACGAACAGTCAACCAATTCGAGATGGTATGATTGAACACACATATGAACGATTTTTTGGATATATTATTCATAGGTTAAAATACCAATTAAAATTTATTAATTGATCATATCTATGGAATTTACCATCTCCATTTGTTTGATTGATTTCTCTACTAATTTTTTACGGTCTAATCCATTAAATAAGTATTCTGTTTTGGGTACTTGTTCATTACGTTTAATTTGCTTGTACACAGAATTAATTTGACTTGTTACATTTTTAATCACCATCTTATTTGGTAAAATAGATATGGTTGTATCACTTGATTCAGTTATTAATTCAATTGCATAATACAATAAATATCTACGTTTTTTTGATGTAGCATCGGTAAATTTAATAGTAAATAATTTGACCAATGCGGCGATATTTTTATGAATAAGTGGATTTCGATTTAATATAGCATAATGAAAAATAATATCCCATATTATCCATACTATATTTGAACGATATTTATTATCGGTTGTATAACTCCTAGGTTCGCACAATATTTTTATTTTTTTCTTCTTGCAAATGGATTCAAATTCTAAGCACCATTCTAACCAATAGCCCGCATTCGCCATATTTGAACCTTTTTCGGATAAAGCAAATGCGAATTCATTCATTGCTATAAATAACTCGCGCGGATCCTTTTTTTTGAATGTTTCTTCGACATATGTTATGTCGTCCGCTTTTAATTTTGTAGCGATTTGTGTAGAATCAAAATCGGTTTCTGACTTAATTTTTATTTGTTCGAAACTGGGTTTTTTATTAGAATAAGATAATACACACATTATTTCAGAAAATACTTGTCTGATCGACTGGTTATTTCGAGCATCAATATCGGAAATAAATGTACCCTGATTCATAATATTTTTAAATATATTATAACGCATTTCAATATAAATAGCTATGTTTGGATTCCCCAGATGAATATACTTAGATATATAGTATAAAATTATTTCCCAAAGATCAGCAAAATGTCCGGCACATATCATTTCGCCTGACCAATAACAAGCAGGTTCTGTATTTTGACCTAACAAACATTCAATTAACTTTTGTTTAACATCCGTTTTTTTATAATTGGAAAAAGTAATTCCTTTGAAATCGGATGATGATCGTATATCATTTATTTCGTATAATTCGTCGTGTTTATTAGCCGGTTCTTCTGTTTTATGAATTTTTATAGGAGGGTCTATTATATCGGGATGATATTGTAAATTCGTATTTTCCGTGTTCATCTTTAATATATAATAATAATAATATAAATATAATTTTATATTATTATTTATCAATAATGAATAAAATATGGTGCAAAATAATGCATTATAATATCGGTGTTAATTATTATGATAGTGATCATTTACTAAACTCAACTGATAAATGGAACGATGTTTATCGGAATAAATATTATTATTCATTAATTAGTAATCACGGTATCATTAATCAATATATTTTTACAATAACCAATAAACAGACATATGGAGGCACGCAACGGGTGTCTCATAAATCTAGACTACGACATTGGATTGATATAGTAGAAAACCCATTTTTTTCTATAGAAAATCGCACGAGTCTATGGAACAATTTTATAAAAACTCAAAAAATGTATTATATTCTTGGTAAATTTGTTAATATATGTAAGATAAAATCGTTAACAGTTAAAGTAAATACGGATTTAAATTTAAATGTGATATCGTTACAACCGAGTCAATCTATTTATTTGTTTCAAGATGGGTCTCTGTATTATTTTACAATTAGCGATTTGATAAATATAACAAATTCCGCGTTAACCTATTCTTATCAATTTTTTTCCGAGGCGTATTGTCCAAAAAATCCATATACGAATAATGAATTTTCTTATTCTATATTGTTGAAAATATATTATTCGATTCGATTCTCTTATTATAAAATGCCGATGTTACTTGAAATGTTTTATAGAAGCAATTTTAATATAAAACATTTCATGAAAGTCAATGATTTTTTCATACGTGAAGAATGTATTAAATGTTTTATGAAGAACGCAGATATCAATGATCACTATGAATATATTGAAGAAATGTTTTCATTAAAATATTGTAAAAAAAAGTTTGTCTTTGACGATGAATTTCCAAAAAGTGTGATTGTACAATCAATGAAACCATACTTATTTATGTATATCATTTCTGAATATTCATTGCGATGTTCACAAAAAATAATGGAATATAGAATTATGTTGCGACATTCGCTACTCAAATTCAGAGACGATAATCCTCAATTTGGAAGAAAAGTAGTTAAATTAAAAAGAGAATTTTCGTTTGCGAAAAAACGAAATGTAACAATATCTAAAGGTGTTGAATATATTACCGATTATAAAGAATGTAGAATAGTATTACCCACATATAGAGAGTTAATTTCAGAAATAGTATTCAAAGATGATTCGGATGATGAATCCGACGATGATGATGATGACGATGAATCCGACGATGATGATGATGATGATGATACTGAAAGTGTAATAAATATAGACAATAGCCATAGTGCGACACGAATTAATATAGTTGAAAGTAACTCCCCGCGAGAAATGAGCATAGCCAGTGATTCGGATGATAATTCATTTCTCGATAGCGATACAGAGAGTATCTCGTAAAAAATGAATTTAATATAATTTAGATGTTTTTATGAATATATATATATATATATAAATGGTAAACACACGAAGAAAACGTAATAATAAACAGAAAAAGAATACACAGAAAAAACGACGTAATAAACAACGGAAACAAGATAATAGACGTAGAAAACTTATTATGAAAAAAATGTTTGGTGGCGTAGATGATATATATAGAGGTCCTATGGTAGGAAAAGGTTCATTTAAAAAAGTGTATAGATATACTACAGCGCCTGCCCCCGTACAAGATAAACTATTAGTCGAAATCGAAATTGATAACATATACGAAGACTTTGATTATTTGGTTTCTGAAGCAAAATTAGAAAATATGTTATTAGAACAACTATATGCGTCGAAAAAAGTTCCTGTTGTAGAAGTTAGCGGATATACTGAAAAGAAGGAAGAAAATAAAACAATTATTAGTTATACTATTGAAGAATGTGGATTAAACTTACACAAGAAAGAGTATAAAATATTCGGGGATTTATTGTTAAGTGAACGCACTGATCAAGTCATACCTTTTTTTGAAAACATAATAAATTGTTCTATCTTTAATATAAACACAATAGAAGAGGGAGATTTGAAACTTGGTCAAGGTTTATATTTAAATAAAGACTGTACGCCGGCGAATTTTTGTTATCAATATAGTCATAATAGAACTGATGTTAAAGTTATGGATGTAGGAATTCAACATGTCAACCAAATCGAATCTCGGTTTGAAGAAAGAGCAAAACTTTATGTATTTATACTTTATTGTGGAATAATAGTTAAGTATTATGATACAAATGGTGATAATAAAAATAAAATATGCGACAAATTAAAAAAATTATCTTTAGATTTATTTACAAAATCCAGTGATCTACAAATATTGTTAACTTCTATTGGTAATAACAATGAGCTGATGTTTATGTTACTACATTATTTATTAAATGTAACATCAGAACACGAGGATTATACAAAATTACAAAACGAAGGTCTAACAGGCCATGCTATGAAAAGTTTTCTTCTCCGGTATATGGATCAAGCTTTTTTCCCAAAAAAGATTGAAACTAAGAAAAGAACAACAAGACGAGGACTCCCCCGTACTGAAAACATAATAGGAACTACTCCAACTGTGGCCGGAGTAGCCCAAATGCTACAATCCTTATCGGCAAATCAGTCAGAACTTCCATCAAGTGCAAAGCTACCACCCATCAACACATCTAACCCATATAAGATTTAAATAAAAAAATATTCGTATAAATCCATTTTTTAATGGATTTATAATAGATAAAATTATTCGATTACTAAACGAGGAACCACATTAATTGTTTGTAATTCTTGAGACATTAGTTTGTAAGCATATGGAATATTAACAAGTGCGAAATCCGTAGTATTATCGCATGTTTTACAATTATGAATTGTAAAATTGTCGTTAGCAAATGATTTTTTCTTACCGTCATTATATGACGCTATCATACCACATCGTTTACAAATATGAACGCTATATTTATCAGATACATCAAACAATCTCTCTTTGCAAAATCTTGATATACCGTGCGATAACATAACGTCCCTTTCCATCTCGCCAATTCTAAACCCACCATCACGACTTCTTCCTTCTGCCGGTTGACGTGTTAAATTTACCATAGGTCCAATAGAACGACTATGTTGTTTATCATTTACCATATGCTTCAACCTTTGGTAAAATACTGGTCCCATAAAGATAGATGTTTCCATTTGAGTACCAGATAATCCGTCATATAATATTTCATTACCATAACTTTCATATCCTATCTTTTGAAGCTCAGTGGCGATTTGCTTAATGTCTAGATTACCAAAACTAGTTCCGTCACCAAATAATCCCAATTCTAGTAAAACTTTTCCCAGTAATGTTTCTTTCAATTGTCCAATGGTCATTCTTGACGGAATTGCATGAGGATTGATAATAATATCAGGACGCATTCCATCTTTTGTAAACGGCATATCGCATTCAGGAATAATATTACCAATAGTACCCTTTTGTCCGTGCCTGGATGATACTTTATCTCCCAAAACAGGTTTCCTAAACGTTCGAATGCGAACCTTTGCGAAATTATATCCATCGCCATTTCTTCCGGTATAATTCTTATCAATATAGGTTTCTTCGGAAGTACGAAAACTTTTACTCTGATCTTCATATTTGATTATCTTTGTTGGATCATTACGATTTTCCTTGATTGGTACAATCTTAGCAATAATCACATCGCGATTTTCAACAAGTGTGTCTTCTGGAATAAATCCCTGTGCGTTTAATTTGTCGTAATTACCAAACTTTACACCTTTTGTTTTTGCGGGATTCGGCTTGCATCTAATAATTTCATCACGGATAATATTTTTGTCCTCATCCTTTTCGGTGTGATATATAGTAGCACTAAACAACCCTCTGTCTATAGCACCCTTATTAATAAGCACCGAATCTTCTTGATTATAACCAGTATGAGACATGATCGCAACGTGTATTTGTGTTCCCGAAGGAATTTTGTTGAGTTTTATCATATTCATTAATCGTGTATCAACAATCGGTCTGGATGGATAACTTAACACATATGCGGTTTTATCCATACGTTTATCATAATTCATAGCATATACACCCATTGCTTGCTTACCCATAGCACATTGATATGTATTTCTAGGAGCTTGATTGTGATCCGGGAATGGGATACAAGATGCTACAACCCCGAAAATGAGACTAGAATGAATCTCGCAATGCGAATAATTCAATACTTGACCCTTTTGTACATATTCATTTTCCTTCGTTTTCATCGCAATTGTACAGTAATTTTGTTCTTCTGGGTCAATGTATTCAATTACGGACTTATCTAGTTTACATTCGGTTAATAGATCATTCCACGTTAATTCGTTATTTGATAATTTATTTATAATATCCATGGTTATAAGCGCCTTGTTATTTTCGACCCGTAATACCGGACGTGTTACACGACCTCCGTCATTGCAAATACGGATTTCAAGAACTTTATAATCGAAAATAATTGATGTGTATATATTGATAATTCCTTTACACTTTTTATCGTGAATATCATTATAAAATTCGATTGGAGTCTCTGTTATACCAACCCAACAACCATTAATAATAACCCTTACTTTTCCATATAACTGTTTGGCGTCCGCATCGTCGAGAGTAATTATATTTGGTAAAATATATTCATATAACGTATCGCTTCTACTTGGAATAGTTATATGAGCCATATAACTAATGTTTTTAACTATACCAATAGATTGCCCTTCTGGTGTTTCTGCTGGACATAAGAACCCCCACGTTGAATTGTGCAATTTTCTAGGTGCAATTAATTCTCCACTTTTTTCTAGGGGAGTATTGATTCTACGCAAATGACTCAAACTTGATGCATATGTAAGTCGATTTAGTACCTGTGCTACTCCAACTTTACTTGAATTTGCCTGTTTAATACTAAAATCACCAGTTGATAATGCTCTTGCAATACCATTTTCAATGGTCATCGATTTCATAATTTTATAAATATTCGTCATGTTAATAATATTCTCGTAATCTTCCGAAGAACGCCACGAACCATTGTTGATTTCACGTACAATTTGTTTTTGCATTTCTTTGACCAATTTATTGAAATAATTTCTGAAAAGATTATTCAATAAAGTTCCAGTCAATTCAATTCGCTTGTTAGCATATGAATCACGATCACACGGAGGAAACCATCCCATACTTGTTTGGAGCAACTTTTTAGCCATATATCCTAACATATATAGTTTTTGTGTCTTTGTTTTGCAATGGGGGTATAAATCATTTATTAAAATATCGGTTGCGAATTCACGCTTCTTTTGTATTCCCTTCTCACGATCCATATTAATGGGCGTATATGCTACTTGATTTACAATATAATCGAACGCACTTTCTTGTGTTGTATATTTATTAGCATCTATAATCGACGCCTGTAAACAATCAGTCAATATTTCTTCATCCTTACTCTCAATATCGAGAATAATATATTCGCAAATCGCTTTATCACTCATTATACCAAGTGCTCGGAATAAAACAAACAATTCAATAGGCTGTTTAATTCTCGGAATTTGAATATAAAGACCATAACCAAAACCATTATTTTTACTCGCAATCATCATTTCAATCTGCTTTGGTGAAATACATTTATAATCGGGTACCGATTTTATTTCGGCATACCAACTCCATTTTGTAGTGTTTTTTCCATCAAAGCAAGATACGCGGTTTTCTGCAGCACGTTCTTGACCCAAAACTGTCTTTTCTGAACCCTTTATAACAAAATAACCGCCACAATCCATTTCACATTCACCGGACAATGACGGATGAATGTGACCATTCTGCTTTAATACACAAATAGATGATTTCACCATAATAGGCATTTTACCAATATTAATCTTTGGTAGTACTTTATTGATGATTCTGGGATTATCCATTGATTCGGAATTTCGAATGGTGTATTTAATATTTAAATCAATAGCCATATTTGACGCGTAGGTGAAATTCCTGATTTTTGCTTCATCGGGTAACATAATTTTTGTAGCACCATTGTTTTCGTGAATTTGAGGTGGATATAATTTAAAGTTACTGAATGAAATTTCAATTTCCAACAAATACATTTCCTTTTCCGCAATATAATCATTTTCTGAACGTATAGTTACCGTATTAAACATCTGAATCGTTTTAAATAGTTGGTAATTTATAAAATGATTATAAGATTCGATTTGATGACGTACAAGACGTTCCAAATGCTGTCCTTTAAAATAAGATTCTATAATTTCAAAAGGCTCTTCTATATAATTATGTAAATTCGATAATACATCATCTTTAACATTATTATGTATCGAATCAATCTCTGATTTTTCTACATCCGTTTTCACCAACTGTTCGATTATATTTGTAGTAGCATTCTTCTTAGGCTTTTTAATACGAATTGTTTTACCGACCGGTCTCGAAATTGGTAACATAGTTTCTCTATGTATACCCGAATCTAGTTGAATAGTTGACTTCATTGTTTTGTTACTCAATTATTACACTATACTTCAAATCAATTTTTTATGTTATTTATAAAATAGTATATTTGTTTTAAATATGATGTAAAATAAATTAAAAGGAATTCCTATAATTATATAATGAATGCTTCAAAATTTGTAGATATATTGGATTCTGAACAAAATCGGAGAGATAATCAATATGTTGATTATCTAAATATTATTAAAATGTGTGATTTTCATTATAATCAGCAACATTATAGCAGTTCTGTTTTTTGTAATCAAATTACCAATCAATATACGTCTATTTATGGACCACCCGGAATCATAGAACCTATAAAATTGCCGCGATTACAAACAGATATCGATTTGCTTTCGAATCGCTTATTCGATACATCATTGTATATTACAAAATCTCCTGAAATATCACCTGAAATATCTCCCGAATCATTGATAAAAAAAACGAAAAAAATAGATATTGATGTTGATATTCAATGTATTTCCGATTTAATTTCAATTGTCGAAAATTATACGTATGCGTCAGATACTGAATATAACATCGATTTGAAAGCACTTGTTAATATTAAAGAAGAATTAATTACTTTGAATTCTATGATAGGTCTTCAGCATTTCAAAAAACAGATACTTGATCAATTGTTATATTTTGTTCAAGATTTACATAAAGATAGCGAATCCGATTTTATGCATACGGTTCTTTGTGGTCCACCTGGTACAGGAAAAACCGAAATAGCAACTATATTGGGCAAAATGTATTCAAAATTGGGAATATTAAAAAAAAATTCATTCAAAATGGTTAATAGAAGCGATTTAGTTGCGGGATATTTAGGACAAACTGCTATAAAAACTAGTAAAGTTATAGAAGAAGCATTAGGGGGGTGTTTGTTTATCGATGAAGCTTATTCTTTGGCGAATAATTATGAAGGGGATAGTTTTACACGCGAATGTATTGATACACTTTGTGAATCATTAAGTAAATATAAAGGGGAATTGATGGTTATTATTGCCGGATATAAAGACGAATTGGAAAACACATTTTTTAAAGCAAATAAAGGTATGGATTCCCGATTTATTTGGAGATTTTACTTAGAAAAATATAATTATAAAGAACTCATCGCTATTTTTAAGAAAAAAACCAACGATAATAAATGGATTTTAGAAATTGACGATACCGATTTAAATAAATGGTTTCAAAAGAATAGTAAGGTATTTAAACATTTTGGTAGGGATATCGAGCAATTGTTTTCTTATATTAAAATAAGTCATGGACGACGTATATACGGAAAATCCTCCGAACTACGTAAACATATAATCATGGTCGATTTAGAAAACGGATTTAAACAATTTAATGATAATAATTTAAAACCGAAAAAAATGGAAATAATTGGACTGTATGTATAAAAAAATATTTTTACTTCTTGATCTATGTTAAGTATCAATAATGAATAAAACAATTTCTATTAATCCGGATTTATTTTCTACAGGTTCTTCAAAACGAACTTCAAGAAGGACGAAAACGAATGATAAAAAATCAAATATGGATATTAAAATAAAACCTCAAAAGGATAAAACAAAACAATTTCGGAAACAACATATATTACGTTTTTTAAGACAAAAACAAGAAGATAATTATAAAAAATTACTTGATAATAATAATAATAATAATAATAATAATCCACCTAAGAGAGAAAAACCTGTGGATGAAGGGTTTAACGGCGATTTCGATGAATCATTAAAATATTTAACGGATATTGCGAATAATTCTTCCAATAAACATAATTTTACTAGTAAAAATTATAATCAGACACAACCCAATGTCGTATCGTCCGTATTATCCCCTATTAATATTGATACGAGTTCTATATCGCATCGCGATTCTCAAATAAATTTATCACGTCCCAGTATTAATAATGCCTCTACACCAACATGGGGATGTTTAAAAAACGGTAGTTTACCAACGTTTCGCGATTGGAAAAATTCCACTCAAAAGGTGCATTCTTTAGGTGATTTAAACAACAAAAAGAATGAAATTTCTTGTATGATGAAACAACAAAATGAACCACCTAAACCAACATTAAACTTTATGAAACAAAAAAGAACGGTGAAACGAAAGTATACAGTCGGAAAATCCAAAACAATTTCAAAAATTACCGTTTTAGTTTCTAATAAAACGATTCGTAATAACATTATCAATAAAACACAAGAAATGAAATTAAAATCGATTGAAGAAATGAAACGATATTTAATAAAAAGAGGATTTATTCGGGTAGGTACAAGTGCCCCAAATGACGTAATTGGTAAAATGTTTGAAACCGCAAATCTGGTTTGCGGCGAAATTGAAAATCATAATGCAGATAATTTATTATATAATTATTTGAATGATACTCAATAATTTCTAATTATATATTTTACGCATTCATCCATCTCATAATATGATGTACAATGCATATCAACGGATTGGCTGTTATTGATAAATTTGAGGATTCGGTTAATTTACTATTTCTATCAATGACGTTTCTCGAAGGGATACAAAATTCATTATCGCGTTCACATTCCGTTAAATAATAATTATATTCATCGTAATTCTCGTCATTTTTTGTCTTTTTCTCGCTTTTTGTTATTTTTCTCTTATATGGATTTTCTTCTTTGCACGATTCGAATGAATCGTCTAGTGATACATATTGCCCATATCCATTGTCTATATCCACTTCAATCTGTTTCAATATTCCCATTTTTTTACTCATTCATTTGTTGTATAATGATTAGAAAATAATTAAAATATGATTATATCAATTTTATACGCAGTATATTATTTGCAATATATATATAAATATATATCTATATATCATATATCATGAGTGAGTCAATTTATAGTGAATATATTTCATTAACACAAAAATATTTTAAAAAATATGGTGAAAAATGTATCGTTTTATTACAAGTCGGTGCGTTTTTTGAAGTATATGGATTTCGCGACGATAAAGGTGATGTCCAAGAAAGTCAAATTTGTGAATTTTCTCGCATATGTAATTTAAATATTTCTGAAAAAAAAGCAAGCCATAATGAAAGACAAGTTTTAATGGCGGGGTTTCGAGATTATACTCTCGATAAATATCTGGAAAAATTAACTGGTGCAGATTATACCGCGGTTATTTATGTCCAAGAGAAAAAGGATGGTGAAATAAATCGCGTTTTCGACAGTGTTCATTCTGCAGGAACCTATATTTCATACGATACCGAAAACCAGGATAAGATAACGAATAATATAGCGTGTATTTGGATTGATGTCTATAAACCCGTTCTGCAAAACCGGAATGTTCTTTACAATATGTCCAAGACTAGGGAAAACTTAATTTGCGGTATCGCTATTGCTAATATTTTTACAGGTACATCGTATATCTCGGAATTTCAACAACCACTTTCTATACAACCTACTACTTTCGATGAACTTGAACGGATGATTGCTACACATTCTCCAAGTGAAATTGTTTTTATCTCCCCATTTGTCCAAGATGATATAAATCAAATATTACAGTATTCCGCAATTAATAGCAGAACGGTTCATTGTATCAATAGTTTAGAATCCGAAAAAGTTGCTAAATGCTCCCAGCAAAAATATATATCACATATATTGAGTAAGTTTTACGGCGAAGATTCCATTAATTCCTGTGCCGAATTTAATATTTACCCTACGGCAACGCAATCATTTTGTTATTTATTGGATTTTGTCCAAGAACATAATCCTAATCTTGTGAAAAATATTTCAACGCCCGTTTTTCATACAAAATCGGAAATGGTATTGGCTAATCATACATTGAAACAACTAAATATTATTGATGATAATTCATTTGATGGAGTTCAACACGGACATTTATCTTCAGTAAATTCTTTCTTGAATAAATGTTGTACCTCTATGGGAAGACGAAAGTTTTATTCACAATTAGTAAATCCAACCACAGACGTAAAGTGGTTGAATACAGAATACGATATGACGAATATAATGCTATCGGAATCAATGGTTGATACAATTTCGCCGCTACGAAAACAATTAACACAAATGAGAGATATTGAACGTATTTGTAGACAAATTGTTATGCGAAAGATATACCCATCGTCCATTTTTTATCTTTATCAATCGATTCAATTAACGTGTACTTTATATAATGCATTATCTACAAATGAAAAATTAGAAGATTATTTGAATACAAGTCAATGTGATATATATAATTCATGCATTGCGATTATGAAATATATCGATGAGGTTTTATATATCGATAGATGCCGCAATGCATCTTCTATGACTATTTTTGATGAATGTATTGTGAAAGAAGGCGTTAATCAAGAATTAGACGATTTGATTAAAACATCAAGGGATAACGGTGATTTATTCGCATATATTCATACATTACTGAATAATGCTGTTCGTAAACAAGACAATAAAGAAAGTGGTTCCATTGAATATGTTAAAATTCATATTACGGAAAAATCAGGAACAAGCCTTCAAATAACAAAAAAAAGAGGACTTTTATTAAAATCGTTTATTCAAACTATGGGTAATACCGAAATAGACGGGGTAAGTAATACAAAATGGTCGGATATTAAATTATCTTCGGCCTCTAATACTTGCGATGAAATCGAATTTCCAACATTGACCAAGATTTGTAGAGATATGTTGCATCAAAAAGAATACATGAACAAACTTATAGCCATTTCATATCAACAAATATTAGAATCCATCGAAAATGATTTTTATGAAAATTTAGAACACATTGCTCATTATATATCAAAGGTTGATGTTATACAAAATAAAGCACATATAGCCAAGGAATATAAATATTGTTGTCCAAGAATCGACGAAGATGCCGAAAAAGCATTTGTTGATGTAAAATCACTTCGTCACGTTTTAATTGAACATATTCAAACACAAGAGATATATGTCGCGAATGATCTAGCTTTAGGGGAAAGTACACAAAATGGCGTTTTACTTTACGGCACAAATGCTGTAGGAAAAACCAGCTTTATACGAGCCTTAGGTATTTCGGTGATTCTCGCACAAGCCGGCATGTTTGTACCCTGTAGTCAATTCGTATTTAAACCGTATACATCGATTTTTTCACGTATATTAGGTAACGATAATTTGTTTCGAGGTTTATCTACATTTGCCGTTGAAATGTCTGAATTACGTGTTATTTTGAAATTATCTGATGAAAATAGTCTTATTTTGGGTGATGAATTATGCTCAGGAACTGAAACAGAATCCGCATTAAGTATTTTTGTTTCGGGATTAATGGAAATGCATAAAAAATCTTCCTCCTTTATTTTCGCAACACATTTTCACGAAATTATTAATTATAGTGAGATAAAAGATCTCGCATTATTATCATTTAAACATATGGCTGTCCATTATGACCGCGAACTAGACGCTTTGGTGTATGATCGTAAATTAACAGATGGACCTGGAAATCGAATGTATGGTTTAGAGGTTTGTAAATCGTTACATTTACCCGATGAATTCTTAGAACAAGCATATGTTATTAGAACAAAATATTTTCCAGATACAAAAGGCGACCTTTCTCATTCTATTAGCAAAAAATATAATGCTAAAAAAATCAGAGGAATATGTGAATTATGTAATAAAGAAATTGGGACAGAAATACATCATTTGAATCAACAAAAATTTGCCGACGATGATGGATATATTACAAAAGAAGATGGTAATGTTGTTCATAAAAATCATCCAGCTAATTTAATGTCTATATGCGAAGAGTGTCACGACAATTATCACGAAAATGACGAAGAATTCATACTAACTCGCAAAAAAACAAGTAAAGGGTATAAAATTGAAAGACTTTAATCTATATTTATTATATACAATTATCGCACATCTACAATAAAATGTCCAGCCCTTTTGACCAATCCACGTCTTATATTATAACCGCTATATCTCCAAATGGAGACACGAAAATTGATAATTTAACGTTGTCTAATATACATCGTGACGGAGTTGTTTACAAAGGGACAGATACCAATGGAACCGAACATATATGGAATTGTAGGTTCGAAACGTTCTACAATATAAAAATAGATACGGTCAATGAAATAAACAATGACTCTGTTATACCAGATGGTGGGATCAGTTATACCGAAGATGATATCAAAGAAGCCGAAAGATTGAAAATGAGTATAGAAGATATGTTTGAGATGTATGATGAAATGAATAATTATGAACCGGATGACCCGGGACATAATTGCGAAGAATGGCCATTTGGTGGGTACAATGGAGGATATGAAGATGAAGGATTAGAAGAGTCGATGCATTAGCGTTTTATGTAAATTATTAAGTATATTTTTCATAAAAAACGGTTATATTCGGGGTATCTTATATAAATATTATCTAAAATCGGGGTTCCACGTTTTACAACCATTACAAATGTTTTGTATATGTTTATTATCAACTCGCGGGGAAGGCATCATCTTGGAATGTTCAAAATCAATTATCCATATTTTTCCATTTTTATCTTCTATGAAATTATAACCCGTTAAATCAGGATATTCTATATTATGTAATACTAAAGTACGCACTATTTTAATCACTTGATCAAATATTTTATCCGGAATATCAGTAGCTTCTTCGCCGTATTGATCTGATAAATTATTATTATCGACTTTATTCATAACCATAATATGGGCTTTATCGTCATAATCTATGATTTCTGGTACATTCACAATATTTAATCGGTATACATATTTTTGCATAAAATATTCTTTGTGACTTACATTTGTTTTTATATATACGTTAGGATTTCCGTGATAGTTTTCCATGACTGTAGGTATAATGATACACCGTTTTGTTTTATTATAATCAATTTTGTTGTAACGGTCAAATACGCCGTTTCCGGGTATTTTCTATGTCGTCTGGACTTGTTTTGTATACCTTTGGACATTTACGTTCGCACAGAATATAATAAAAAGATATAAATATATTTTTACTATATAGAATATCATAATGATACAATCATATATTACCCAAATGTTTGGACTAATTGGTAAAGATGATGAAAAAATTAATGAATTTATACCCGATTATTTTGTTTACACGGATGGTGCTTGTTCCAATAATGGTCGAACAAATGCGTTAGCCGGTATAGGTATTTTTCTTGGACACGATGATCCTAGAAATGTGTTTGAAATTGTAGAAGGAAAACAATCAAACAATACTGCTGAGCTAACTGCGATTATAAAAACCTGGCCAATTATCAAACACGATGTTTTATCGGGGAAAAAAATAACAATTGTATCCGATTCTATTTATGCGATAAGATGTGTCTCTAGTTATGGCGAAAAATGTGCACAGAATTTTTGGAATAAAGAAATACCAAATAAAGAGTTAGTGAAAATTGCCTTTGAAATATATCACGACCAACAGAATGTACAATTTATGCATATTAAAGCACATACAAATCATCAAGATGTACATTCTCTAGGAAATGATGGTGCAGACATGTTAGCAAATAAAGCGATCGGACTCGAAAGTTGCCCTTATGATAAACCCGATAAGATTTATTTGACCGTACCGTTCGCGAAAAAAGACGAAGTAAAAAGTATGGGGGGTAAATGGGATGCTAAAAAAAAAAAGTGGTTTATTTATGGTAATAATGAACATAAATCGCATTTATTAGATAATTTCTCATAATACAATATATTAGTATGACTGAAACAATCAAAAAACGAAGAAAAACAGTAAAAACATTAAAAAAACGAAAAGGAGGGGGTATGTTTGATTGGGTTATGGGCGCCCAATTATTTAGAAAAGGAAAATATGATAATTGGTTAGAAGAAAGGCTTATTTTACATCATAATGATATGGATTATGTTCAAAAAATACGTACACAATACGGGTATGATAAAACAAATTTACTTGAATTTACACAAAAATCGATACAGGAACGTGCTTGTAAAAAAGGGGTCGATGCTATGAAATTAATAGCACCTGGATTAAAAACATGCCCCAAATAATTTTATAGTTAAATTGTAATCGTTTTTTCGTTTTGTGTACATACTGACCCTGGGATGTCTGTTTTTGTAATGTTTTTTATCTGTGTGTAAATAATTTCTACATTCTTGGTACTACTTAGTTTTGAATATTGTTTACAAAGAATAGCACCCTGTTTAATAATATATCGCAAATCCTTTTTCTTAAGATCATCCTCTAATTTAGCAATTACGTGACTGGAAGAATGACCTTTTACATGAAACCAAATATGATAATCTTCTGCATCGTCAATTAATTCAAAATTCTCATCGGCGTTTTTTCCCACCACATATTCAACCTCTATCTGAAGTTGAGGAAATGAAATTGTTTTTTCAATCGGCATTTTGTTAGTTATCTTATATATGTTAAATAACAAAAGAATTGATGGGGGTTCAATTTTATGTGCAATTTCCATAACATTTCCCCTGAAAATAATAGACATCTCTGTTTTTTATCGTCGTATCACTGTAAACTAAAGCGTTTGTTGGTCCTTGCTCGTTACCTTGGACGCATTTTTCATCGCCAACTAACACACAACAACTGGTGGTCGCACATACACCTTTGGGTAAATTTTCGCATTTTTCATTAATATTTTCCATCATATTATTTGATAGATCGCAAAAACCCTTTTTATTAAATTGATTTACTATCTCAGGTTTTGTCGTAAATTTATTATTCATATAATTAATATCTGTATATGATGGATTGTACCCAAGACCACCGTATTTTACTGTACCGGGTTCATAATAAATCGGAGATGGAGTAACATTATTAACGTCAAGACCCTTTATTAAAGAATCCGGTTGTATGGTATCGGTATATGTTCCAGAAGTCGATGAAGTATTTTTACACAAACCAGAATCAGAATTTGGAACTTCACCGCACATATCAGCAATTGTTTTACTCCTATATTCTTTTGCTAATTTTAACGCCTCGTCCGCGTTTTTACAATTTTCAGATGTAGGATCATTCGTTTTATCGCATTTTAACGAGGACGCCTTATCTCTATATTCAGTTGCTATTTTTTGATTAAATTCGATTACCAAATTTTGGAGATTTGAAATTAGTGTATCATCTAATTTATCATTCTTTTTTACCATTTGTTTATAAATTTCAATACCTTCTTTATATATATCAATCGATTGATCATACTCTAAATCTATACTAAAACCATCACCTTCTCTCATTATAGTATTTAATTTTTGTAAAATATTTTCGGGAGTTACATTATTCGTTTCCCCCACTGGACTTGAAAGTGTTCCTTTGTTTTCTGTTTCATCTTGAGACGTTTCCCCGACTGGACTTGAAAATGTCCCTTTGTTTTCTGTTTCATCTTGATACGTTTCCCCGGCTGGACCAGTAATTGTCCCAATATTTTCAAGCCCTTCTATTTTTTTCACCCATAAACTATCGATTTGTGATTTAAATATGAAATAACTAGTCGACAATGCTAATAATAACACTAAAACACATTGAATTATTTTTGTATTTGCGGATGTCGTGACGTTTACTAATGATATACAACTGAATTTACCTAAATACGAGGGTTTTAGCGTAGTAATTAATAATAAAATTATTGATATTATTACTAATTTCATTCTTTGTATTATTTAGACATATTAATAATGATAAAATTGAATTAAAAACTTCTATCTATTTATTATTACAATATAGAACACAAATGATCATTCCTATTAAATGTTTTACTTGCGGAAATGTTTTAGCCGATAAATATCGCTATTATCAAGCAGAAGTGCGTCGCATAAAAATACAAAAAGGTACCAATATTGAAAAGGTTGTCTACTTAACAAAGGATAATATTGAAAAAACACCCGAAGGTACTGTGTTGGATAATTTAAATCTTACCAATGTCTGTTGTAGACGACATATATTAACTCATGTTGATATTGAATAATTCGGATGTAGAATAATATTCATATTATATATATATGATGCATAAACGTATATATAAAAAATCATTAAAAAAACGAATAAAAGGGAAAAAAAGGGCTACGCAAAATCGTCGTAGAAAAATAAGGGGAGGTGTATCGTTTAATACAGAAGCTGGTTCATTTAGACCAATTCCTTATAATAGTTATTCTGGAGGCGATCCGTCACACGACGGAATATCATCACGAACTCTTCCTTTTTCACAACTTGGCGGTAAATCCAAACGTAAACGTGGGAAAAAAGGGAAAAATATACGTAAATCTAGAAAAATGCGAGGAGGATCTTTAGTAGGCACTGATATGGTAACGGGGATCAATACGTCTTCATCAAATGATGTATTAGCGTTTGGTTCAACTGGCGGTAGTCAGTATATGTTGGACAAAATGTCAGGAACAGAAATTCCAGGAGGTAGTGCTTTAATACCCCAATCTCATATGGTTCCTCTTGTATAAAATTATATAGAGTTAAACCCCGGGTAATTTCAAATTGAACATTTGAATTTACACAAGAGTCAGATGACGGTAAGGAAATGGAACTCGGACAACAAAGATGTTCCGATTTAAATTTCCAATGGTATAATATATAACAATAATGACCCTCACCGGACTCCGCAACCTCTGTACCCCTTCGTATGTATATTTAGTAATTTCTTCCATCGCTTTACTTGTGATGATTTACCAGAATTTTGGTAACGTAGATACATATTGTTTAGGAAATTATTCGTGTACCGTATCAAGTACTGCAATGATTTTTATCATTAAAGCGATTTACATACTGTTCTGGACTTGGGTGTTAAACCTTATGTGTAAAGCGGATGCTACTAATGTTGCTTGGTTAGTACTTTTATTACCAGTTATTGTTATGTTTATTTTGATTGGTAGCATGTTTGTACGGAATGCGATATAATTTTAATATAATATTACCTTTTTAACATATTACATTTAAACCATCTTATCGTAAAATTGATTTAAATATATTAAAACACTATAGAAGTATAGTATATATTATGGAACCAACAGTAAAAAATTTCTCAGAAGACGGGGATGCTTTATATTTTACATTACAAAATGCAGAAGTATCATTCGCAAACGCTTTACGCAGAACAATATTATCGGATATTCCTGTCGTAGTTATTGAAACAGAACCTTATGAAAAAAATAAATGTAATATTCTTAAAAATACGGGCCGTTTACATAATGAGATTTTAAAACAAAGACTAAGTTGTATTCCCATCCATACAACCATTTTGCGTGATACAGAAGATGAAACTGCATTGCCCGATAATTATTCATTGTTTGTGGATGTGAAAAATGAGACCGATAATATTATGTATGTTACAACCGAAGATTTTCAGTTACGTGATAAAAAAACGAATACCATTCTTTCGAAAGACGAACAAGACAAATTATTTCCAGGGTTGTTTCCAAAAAATGTTCAAACTCAATCTTATATAGATTTTGCACGTTTAAGACCCGGTATTGGTAACGACATTCCAGGAGAACAATTGTCCCTTATTGCCGATTTTAGCGTAAATGTCGCAAAAGAGAATAGCATGTTTAATGTGGTATCAAAATGTGCTTACGGTAATACACCAGATAAAGAAACCGCAACAACTATTTGGGATAAATTGGAATCAAAAATGCGGAGCGAGGGTGATTCGGATGCCGATATTAAGTTCCAAAAAGAAAATTTTCGTATTTTGGACAGTCAGCGTCATTTTGTACCGAATAGTTTCGATTTTGTGATTCAATCTGTGGGTGTTTACGACAATAAGGATATTGTTCGCAAAGCCTGCGCTGTTTTACAAAACAAATTTATCGATATCGTTCAAATGATTGATTCTAATGTGATGTTGATATTAACCGGCGAAGCAACAATGGAGAATTGTTATGATATACATTTACACGACGAAGATTATACCGTCGGTAAAATTATTGAATATTTATTGTATTCGATGTTTTATGAAAAATTAGGTACACTGAGCTTTTGTGGGTTTAAAAAGTTTCATCCACACGATACAAAATCTATGGTAAGAGTCGCATTTAAAGAAAAACAGGACAAATCAGTTGTTGGCGTTTATCTTCGTGAAGTATGCGTAGATGCACAACAGGTTTTCAAAGATATTCACGGAATGTTTAAGTAAATTTGTTTAGTCGTAATTTTATAAAAAAGTATATTTTTTTATAAAATTTAATATATTATTTTAGAGAGTTAATATATAATGGGATTGTTTACCGATAATAGTAAATATTCTACACCAGGTGGAAAAGGAAAAAATAAGAAAAAAAAAAGAAAATTGAGAAAGTCCAAGAAATCAGAAGATCAAAAAGAAAAGGATAAGAAAACAAAAAGAAAAAGAAAAAGAAAATTGAGAAAGTCCAAGAAATCAGAAGATCAAGAAGAAAAAGATAAATATCTTTTTGATGCAATTAGTAGTTATGATTATGACGAAGTTGAAAATGCCTTAAATAACGGAGCTAATGTGAATGCTCGGAATAAAGATGATGATACACCACTTATACGCGCAATTCATTCTGGAGAATATGATGTCATTGAATTATTACTTGAAAATGGCGCTGATGTAACAAACGAAGAACAGTCACTGGCTGAAGACCTGGAAGAAGATGACCAAGACCAATCTGGTATTCCTTATTTGATAGAAGTCTACATAGAAATAAAAAAGAAAAAAGACGATTTTTTATTAAAACAATCTATTGTCGCACAGACTATTCCAAAAGTTTTGGAAAGACAAGAAGATAGGAAAAACCTAGCTATGGTTATGAGTGAAAAAGATGTAGGGAATGTAGGTGATGGAACAATGCCTTATGAACTACGACATGAAATAGGAAAATATCTAGGGGGCGGTAAAAGAAGAACACGAAAGCCCAATAAATCCAAAAGAAAAACACGCAGAAAGTAAATATTCTATGTTTGTAATTCACTTTAATAAAATATATTAAAGCGAACTCAATTTAATATTATATAATATGTTTTGGTTATGCTGTGGTTCAAAATTAAATAATATAGAATATGTGGATACGATACCATTTATTCCCACTTTTTCAAAATGTAAGGTTGTAAAGGTGTATGACGGCGATACAATCACCGTAGCTGCATATTTAAAGGGTGATCCAACGTGTTATCGATTTTCAGTTCGTCTAAGAGGTATTGATAGTCCAGAAATAAGGACAAAAAATGAAGATGAAAAAATAGCTGCGGTTCTTAGTCGTGATAAATTATCTGAAAAAATTTTACATCAAATCGTATATTTGAATGATATTGGTAATGAAAAATATGGTAGAGTGTTAGCAAACGTTATCTTTAAGGGGGAAAATATAAATGATTGGTTATTGAATAACAAATTAGCAGTGAAATATGACGGAGGTAAAAAGGTAGCATTTGAAGAAAATAAAAATAGCATTTAGTAGTATAATGGATAAAATAAAAGCAATCGTGACCGAAATTTATAATGATTTAAAAATCTTGGAAGGAGGGTTAGGTGTTGCTGATTATATACCTGAATTGGCGTGCGTTGATCCCAATTCATTAGGAATAAGCGTTTGTCATGTGAATGGAGATATATTTAATATTGGCGATTGTGATAAATTTTTTGGTCTTCAATCGTGCAGTAAACCATTATCATATTGTATTGCTTATGATGAATTAGGAAAAGAGGATTTACATTCAAGAGTCGGATACGAACCAAGTGGGCAAGCATTCAATGCATTTATTTTAAATAAAAACGGGTTACCTCATAATCCTATGATTAATGCAGGTGCTATTATGGTAGCTTCGCAAATTGGAAAAAATAAAGAACCTGCGAATCGATTTAATATTTTAAAATCATTTTATTCTAGATTAGCCGGAAATAAGAAAGTAGGATTTGATAATTCGGTTTTTTTATCAGAACAACATCATGCTGATAGAAATATATCATTGGCGTATTATATGAGAGAAAATGGAGCATTTAAAGACGAGAATACGTCTCCTCACGATATAAGTGAAGGTTTAAATTTATATTTTCAACAATGTTCAACGACTATAACATGTGAAATGGGCTCAATTATAAGTGGAACATTGGCGAATGGGGGTACTTGTCCAACTACAAACGAACGTGTCACTAGCACAGATTCAGTAAAAGATTGTTTAACATTAATGTATGGTTGTGGTATGTATGATTATAGTGGTCAATTTTCATTTGAAATAGGATTACCCGCAAAATCTGGTGTGAGTGGATGTATATTATTGGTTGTGCCTAATATGATGGGAATTTGTATTTGGAGTCCATCATTAGACGAACAAGGTAACAGTTTTAGAGGTATTGAATTTTGTAAAAGATTAAATCATAAAATGAAATTACATATATTTCATAATATTATTGCGAATAAAATTGATTTGTCCGATTCTGCGACTATTACATTTTTACAACTATGTTGTGATGGGAAAATTAGTAGAATTAAAGAATTAATACATAGCATTGATGTGAATTTGGGTGATTATGATAAACGAACACCCTTGCATCTAGCTGCATCAGAAGGACATTTTGATGTTGTGCAATTATTAGTAGAGAATGGTGCTATTTTAAAAGAAGATCGCTGGGGGAATACACCTTTAAAAGAAATAGAAAATAAAGAAGCGGAAAAATATAATGAAATTCGTAGTTATTTACAAAAATTAACAAAATCGTCATCCGACGATTTACTTTGAGTTTTATTATATGAAAAGCCTATCTAGCTCAGGTATACTTCCTTCATCAAATTTACCTATACAATTCACCTCTTTTATCGTGATTTGTTTTTCTTCTTTCAATGTATATTCTGTTTGTAAATCGGCAATTCGCAATGTATAAGATAGATACACTGTATGTTCATTAATTTTATTAATGATTATATTTAAAAAATTTGCTTTATAACACGTTACATAATATCCCAGGTCTATCGTACCGTTTATTACTAACATAGCACTCATTGTTTGAATTAAACGGAATTTAGTATCCTTATATTGAATATTTTTGATACTTTTGCTCATTTTTAAACAATCGTCCGAGTACTTTTTTAATTGATCATTCGAAAAAGGGACACGCAAATCGGGATTCGAATTTTTTAAATGGATGTATTTTAATAAATAGTGACATACACAATCTGATAAACGTCGAATAGGTGATGTAAAATGAGTGTATTCGGCCGCACCTACCAAATCATGGGGGTTTACTGTCGACATATATTCGGCTTGGATTCCATTTACGATAATTTCATTCAATAACTCTTGACCCGTTATTTCGGGATTTACCGTATTCAACCAATCATTCGCATCACAAATACGATACAATCCGGCTCCTTCGAAATTAATTTTTAAATATTCTCCTATAAACGTGTTTGCGAATATAGCATATTCTGCTATCATCTGTTTCATTGCTATTTCGGTTTTTGTATCTGAATATAAATACGTCGATTCGCTATCATATCTCGGAAAAGATATAGATACTTCATTTAATACAGTCCCTCTAGTTTTTTCACTTCGAATATCATATAATGCTTTGCTTATCAGCAACCCATTTTTCAGAGTTTCAATTATATCCGCGTCCTCTCCTGCCTTTTTGTAACTTAGCGCGTTTTGCGTTTCAACACGTATTTTTGTAAATAACAGTTTTATTCCACCCACCGGTTTGTATGTATTTTTATCAATTTCGGTCAATATTGTTATCGCTAATTTTATTTCTCCGTATTGATTCACCATTAAACTAGATTTTTCCATTATTTCGTTGGGTATCATATGAACCGGCGGTTTATTCGAAGGATATCGGGTAACTACTCGTTTTTCAATATCCGCCCACAAACTCGATTGGATATTTATATATTCGGTTGGGTCTGCTATATGAATTGCTAAAAATAATTTTTCATTTTCTTCGTATATACTAAACGCATCATCGGCATCTTCGCAGCCAGCTGGGTCAATACTGTATGTCTTGTGCATAGACATATCTATGCGTTCGTTTACACTATATGAGTGAGGTATTACATTTGATTGCAATAATAGAGCGTCTTCATCAAAATCCCTCTTAGCACCATACAATGGGTCTATAAATTTGTCGTATTTCTTGTTATAATGGCTCATTTTATATGTGATTGCTATAATATATACGATAAATATATTTATATTGTTATCATCAAAATATTTATATTATATAGAAAAAAAACAGGTGGCCACCAGGATTGCTTCCCGCTTTCGACACGGATTTCGCCAACCCTCTACTTAAAGAGGTTATCAACTTGGAAATATGAATTGGGGATTGTTCAATTCATATTTCCCGATTATTCAATTGTAGTGCAATTCTAAACTAAAACCGATGCATCACATCCAACCAAATTCCATCCAAGCAACAAAACCACAATACGCTTTTAATTCGGCTAATATTGTGACCAGTTACAGATAATATCGCGTCAAACTCATTTTTATGGTGGGGGCCTATTCCACCAATCCAACAAATTACCGCATAATCCCGGTTAAGGGCTTATGCGTTTAACTGATACAACAGACTTCTATTTGACCTTCATATTACACAGAGGGAACGGGACAGGGTTGTCCAGGATTTTTCACAATAGGAATGTATAATTGGGTCGGTATTCAACTAAACATTGCATCCAACCCTTTTTTCCATCAACTTCAAAGGCTGAAACTATACATTTACAATTGTAAATCATTCCATTTATACACTTTCGAGGGAAGTGCTTTTCACGCTATCTGTGTCTAACTTTACATTATTATTATTAAACCATTAGATAAGCCAAATTAGGAGCTTATCTGCCTTACTTTATTTATAAAAAGGCCTTTCAATTTTATGCACAAATAATCGAAATTATATATAAGTCTGTATAAAAGCGAAAGGCTTTTGAATCTAGACAGTAATAACCATAATCAACCAAGCCAGAAAACTATCCAATATGAAAGTAGCTGGATGTGCGTTTTGCAACAATTCGTCGCACAACACGGGAAACTGCAACAGCAACACGAACGGTCGTAGAACAATACAGTCTTATTATGTTTGTATTTTTATTTATGATAATATATTGTAGTGTGAATGTTATCAACGCTACTGATTGTTAATATTATAATATCCGTTTTGCATTCCATAAAACACGTACCCCAATGTATGTATATGATAGAACATAAAAATGCAGATGGATTATCAATGCGGTATATCCAAGGTGAAATATTATTAAATGTGTTATCATCAATGGTAACGTTCCATTTATTTTGCGTGTTACATCATGCAATTTATTTAATACCAGTATTATTAGAAAAAACGACTGCATTAACGATGATAGTAACAATGTTTTATTTACACCTTCGGACATTTAAAATGGGACAAAATATAATAAAAAGATATAAATATTTTTTATTATATATAGTATCGTAATGGATTATGAGGAAAGAATAAAGGCATTGGAAGAAGAAAATGATAAACTAAAACAGGAATTACAAGAAACCAAAGAGCATCTTAAAAAATATACAGCACCAGCAAGTAGTAAGGTATATTATGAAAAGCATAAAGAAGCACAAAAACAAAGAGTTAAAGAATATCAACAACGAACTAATTACAAAAGTGATTACAAACCTACCCCTGAACAAAAGAAAGAATATAATAGACGAGAATATTTGAAAAGAAAGGAAAAATTAAAAAAGGAATTGGAAGAAAAACAGAATGACGAGAATATTTAGGAATATTATTAATAAATAAAATTACTTAAAAAATAAAATATTTAGTAAGTATAGAGAATGGTGAAAAAGAAAAAGAAGGAAACTTTCCAAGAGTTCCGTTCCATAGAGAAATCTGCTTACACTACCATCAAAACCACACTCAAATCTGTATTACATAACCACAAAGAAGTTCAACCCGTCATCACCAATTTGGTTTTTGAAATGAATGATTTGATGATACACTCTTACCAATTTATCAGGTTGTATGTATTGAAATGCTACAACGACAACCAACCTTTACCTGAGATAAATGAGAAGTTCATTTTGTATTGTATCAAAACATTAGGTATTCGTGATAAGCGTGGAATACAAAGTAAGGATACTGACCTATTAGAAACATTACAAGAGTTCTATGATAAGGAATACCAACTTTTACTTAACCACGAAAAAACATCTTTGAGAAACAAACCACACCTACTTCCTTATTTAGCAACACAACTACATACTTCCTTATCTAATAACACACAAGAACACTTTATTCAACATTTCCTTCGATTTATCAATAAAACCACAAAGGATATTACAGAAAATAAAGCAATTCTATTCAAGTTCAAGAAACAATTATTAGAATGTAATGAAGAAACCGATACGATATTTGATGACTGGAAACGCACCCATTTACAGAATATTCTTCCTGAAAATATAAAGAAGTCAGTTCATTATGATATGAAAGTAAAACCATTTGATTATTTGAAGGGTATGTTGTATATGAATGCGTTGTTAGAAAAGGCAGAACACAAATTATTCCAACCTTTACCACTTCGTAGTAACATTATTCCCAAACATATCATTTTGGATACTGCCTGTATTATCAGTTTATTCTGTCCTGAAAACGCAAAGAAGGGAGAACTTTTGAAAAGCGTGAAGGACAATCAATATGATATATGGAATAATCTTTTGAACTTACAACATAAAACATTCAAAAGCAAATATTACCAATTTCATTATCAAATACAAACTGATGGAATTAGTTGTTCTTTGTTGTTTATTCGTCAGGATTTGAAAGATAAGAAGTGGGGTTCAAAAGTTCCTACTTTACAAGAACAAGAGTTTCATAACATAGAAGATTTATCCATAGAACAATTGGATACATTGAAAAATAGGAATATTGTTGGTTGCGACCCTGGTAAGCATTCATTAGTGTATATGATGGATAGTCAAGGAAACAAACTCCAATTTACAGCATCGCAAAGGAAAATAGAAAGTTATGGAAAGCGTAATGAAAGGATATTATTACAAGAGAAAAAGCGGAATAATATCATAGAAAAAGAAACTCATTTATCCAATAAAAATAGCAAATCGGTAGATTATGAAAAGTTTAGAGTGTTTCTGGTAGAAAAGGATAAACTAAATAAGGAAACAACCGAGTTTTACAAGCGTGATGTTTGGAGGAAAATGAAGTTTAGGCAATATAGTTATGGTAAGAAAAGCATAGATACATTCCTAAATAAAATCAAAGAAACATTTGGAGATAATGTCCTAATTGGTTATGGTAATTGGAGTAGAGATACACAAATGAAACATATAATGCCTACGATGAATAAAGGATTAAGGAAACTTATCCATAAGAAATATGATACTATTACCATCAACGAATATTACACATCTCAAAAATGTTGTGAATGTTATAATGATTTGAAACATTGTAAGGAAAAAAAAGGAAAGGAAATATACAGATTATTCCAATGTTCTAACTGCGTGAGTTCTAAAAACAAAAATATCGTATTTAGAACAAGGGATAAGAACTCTGCTATTTCCATAATGAAACTAACAAAGGAATGGATAAATACCCAAACCAGACCAAGTGAGTTTCAACGACAAGCGTCTTTCACCTGTGGAACATTATTAGCAGGGTTAAGTAAGACGATCGGCAATGAAAAGGTTGCCTATTGATTTACATTTTTGATTTTTATTTTGGGATTTTGTCCCATTTTAAATGTCCGAAGGTGTAAAGAAAAAATATTCTCATAATGACGATGATGATTGGCGAAGTGTAGATAGTGATTTTAACAATGAGGATGATTGGCGAAGTGTAGATAGTGAATATGAATAATTAAATCTCATTTTATTATATAATGAAACCACGGGATCAGAAATTATATAATAAGACGAAAAATAAATTGAATAATAAAAAAAAGCGAAATACTAAAAATACCAGAAAAAAACGTTCTTATAGAAAAAAAAAGGCAAAAGGAGGTGGACTTGTTCCGGGTATTCATTATAAGTTGTATTCCGATATTGTACATTTTACTAATAAACCTTTAGCAGTTGGATTAAGGCCAGTGTATAGCGTTTTGGTTAAAGAAAAACTTGGTAAAGGTGGTTTCGCATCAGCGTATAGTGTAACAGTTAATGATAATTCCGTAAAACGATTTAATCATGGTTTTTTCGGGGACGTTTCAAATTTCTTCGCACGAAAAAGTGGTATCCCTTCTGAAAACAAAACAATGGAGTCAGTTAACCAAGATTTTTCTGATAAATTAAACCCCGCCATAAACGCCAGGTTTGACGATAAAACTTTCGCACTGCGTGTTTTTGGGAAAACGACTATTGACAATACAGCCAATAGTAATGAGCGTGTATCAATGAGAGATATTCATCATTATTTAGTAGGAAATTGTAAGGAGCATGTTTGTGAGTTGCTTGATTTTGGGGTTATTCTAAACAGTGATGGTACAAAACAAGGCAAGTCATCAAATGATACGTGTGATGTAGACGGATGTTTTTATACATTAATAGAAAAAGGAAATAACGCCGAAAAGTATCTTTATGAGACAATGATAAAAAAAGAATCTGTAATAGAAATATTAATTGAATTGTGTGAATATTGCATACAAATGATTGAAAATACAAAATGTTTACACGATAATAATATATATCATTTTGATTTAAAACCGGATAATTCCATTATTATGGGGGAATTGGAAAACGGAAAAGAAAAAATAGGAAAGGTAAAATTAATAGATTTTGGGCTTTCTGAGAAAATCGATATGCGTTCTTATGGTACAAGCCGATGGAGAAAAGGCACATTACCATTTTTACGGTATATTCACACAAACGGCATCTGGACACCTATATGTGAAAATTCAATTTTTGATGATTTATATACAACATTTGTTTCATTTAGTAAAATATTTGAAACGGTGTTGCTGAAAAAAGACCGCATTGCAAAAATTACGTCACTGGAGGATATAAACAAAAATTATAGTTCGCTTGGCGTGGTAAACATTTTACATACTGTGAATTTGAACAACCTGAATTTAACGGAGAATGATATAACAGGGATACAAAAAATACTTCAAGATATTTACATACCAAGGATTTCAATCGCAGTCGAAGAAGATAAGAAAGATAAGGAGACTGATATTGGTATAGTTATAGGAGAATTCTCACATTCTATGGAAGAAAATAAGTTTTTACAAGAATTACATCAGCAAGCACTAGATTTTTCAATGAAGGACCAAGTATACGAGTCGATTATTGAGAAATTTGAAACATTGAAAACAATACTTCTAGGCAAATTAACTGCATAATAATAAAAAATAATTTGTTATAATATAAATTATTATTTCTTTTTAGAAAATAAAACCTCATTTATCAATTGTATCGAATTTTTAATATAATCAAATCTCATTTTATTATATAATGAAACCACGGGATCAGAAATTATATAATAAAACGAAAAAAATGTTATATAAAAAACAGCCAAACCATAGTGCTTATAGAAGTGGATTACTTGTTCAAAAGTACAAGCAAAATTTTACCAAAAAACACGGCACACGAAAACAACCATATATAGGGAAAAAAAATAAGAAAATTGGACTAAAACGATGGTTTGATGAAGAATGGGTGAATCAGCGGGGCGAAATTGGATATAAACACAAAAATGACGTATATAGACCGTCGAAACGAATTACCAAGAAAACGCCCATCACATTTAATGAACTTTCAAAAAAACAGATTAAAAAAGCTAGAACCAAAAAATACCGCAAGGGACGCGTGAATCGATTTAAGTAGGATTGGTTGAAACTATTTTACAAATCTGGATAACAAAATATTTTTTGTGAAAAGTTCTATTTTATTTTCTCATTTTTTAATCTGATTTTTTGAGGAGGTCGTAATACTACGTTATTCGATTCATCGTCATTCTCGTTTTTAATATAATCTCTTTCCATTATTTCGGCCGATTTTATCGGAGCAACCGCATCGGGTTCTGTATAGTTATCGTCACTATCTGTATCGGGATAAATTGGACACATAGTTTTTCTAATAATATTTCCCATTTATTTATATTAGTATTTAGTCTATAATATATTTTCATATAAAAGTATAAAATTGATTTTATATGTTAACTTATAAGTTAGTATATAAACCAAAACATGGAACGCAGATTGAATACAAAAGTTGAAACCTATATTAAAACATTTAAGGATGGGATTCGGGATAAAATAATTGAATTGAATATTACCCAAGATAATAATGTCGGAACATTACTTGAATTTATTTACGAATATGATCGTATGACTGTTAATAAGGAAGATTTTGTTAAACGAAAGCGTGTTAAAAATTCGATACCAGAAAATAATCGATGTATGGCGAAACGTGCGAATGGGGAACAATGTACCCGTCGTAGAAAAATGGAGTTTGAATTTTGCGGTACACATTCAAAGGGGACGCCCCATGGATTAAGTGCTACAAACAATGATATTAAAAATCACAAACAATCGTTAGTTGTGTTTGCGAAAGAAATTCAAGGAATAGTATATTATATCGATAATTATAAAAATGTATACAACACGGAAGATATTATGCAATCAAATGAAGATCCTAGAGTGGTCGCCCAGTATGTAAAAATAGATGACGATACTTACACAATTCCTAGTCTAGGGTTAGTATAATTATTTATCAATCTTTCGTATTATTATGTCTTTCGACGTTTCTTCTCTATTTTCTAATATGAAATTATTCAATTCGGTAGCTTTATTTGAATCGCCCTTGTAATATTTATCTAGTATATTTAGTAGTAATTTTTTTGATATAGGCTTTTTTGCTTTACGTTGAGTAAACTCGATTTTACCATTATTTATATTAACACTGTCTATTTCTTGCTGTTTCATTATACTGATTAAATTATTTGATATATCATCCTTCATTTTTTTTCGATTTGATATTTCTTGTTTTAATGTTCGCATTTCATTATCAATTTTAACCCATTTACGTATAGTTTCAATGGTATCTTCATTTAAATTCATAATTTAGGTAATATATATATATATATATAAATTGTTTATATTTATTTCTTTTTTTACTTATAAGAATATATATATAATATGATTTTTATTAATAGGCGCAAAAACAATAATAATAATAAATTTTCTCATACGACAAATTTAACTCCGATTAATTTAATGCCTATTATTGAAAGATCGTCGATCAATAGTAATTATATTGCACCCAAACCTGTTGAAGAAAAACGCGTTAAAGAAATGTTATGGGGAGAACCGACGTGGTTTTTATTTCATACTTTAGCAGAAAAAGTAAAGGACGAATATTTTGATGAAATAAGTAGTCAATTATTTAATTTTATAAAACAAATATGTAATAATTTACCCTGTCCCGAATGTGCACAACATGCTTCTCAATATATAAATGGTGTAAATTTCGACGCAATTCGAAATAAAAATCAATTAAAAATATTATTGTTCACATTTCATAATACAATTAATAATAGAAAAAATTATGATAAATTTGATTATACCGATATTGATAAGTATGGTTCTGCTATCACTATTAATATTATCAAAAATTTTTTTTATCATTTTGGGAAAAAACACTATAGTGTTCGTCTTGATGTAAGTGGTAATCACCGGTCTATTATATTACGAAATTTTCGTAAATGGTTGGAAGAACACCACTATTGTTTTGAGGAATAATACTTCTACGATTCTTCTATTTATTCTATTTTTATAAGTTCAAACTTTTAAAAATATTTTTACTCTTTACATTGGCTTTTATAATTTCTATATTTTTTAAATTACTTCGCTTTATTTATGGAGCGACATTTGTATAAACTCTTTGTTGGACGAGAGCATACATCTTTATTAGCTACACCGGTTAAATATGCGAATCCTCCTACACCTGTCGATTCTATTAACATTGCCCATAATAAACCAATAATAGCACTTATTATCAAAGATATAAGTAGGTATTTGGGGGTTGAACACATATTCGTTGTACTCCAAAAGATATCGCCTAAAATAAGTACGGGGAATAATATAAATGTTGCTATATTCTGGGTTTGTAAATTGTTAACACCAATAAAATAGGATAAATACGACAATGTATATCCAAACACCGTTTGACTTAATGGTAATTTTGAAATAGGATGACTAGAACCAATAGTTAACTGTGTGCAACGTATTTTAGAGTAATCGCCGCCCATTAACCCTTTTTCTTCGGGCATAAACGAAGCAATCAAATAAGTAATAAACGAAGTAACAATTAAACCAACCAAATAAATAATACCTTTTAGATCTTGATTAAGCAATGACTGCAATGTAAAATAACTAACAATTATGAAAGGGGCTAATCTAAAAAACATGTATAAAATATTAATTAAATTCAATTCCATTTTTACAAGTTCTTATATACTATTACTAAGAAATTGTAATTGACTAAATAATATTTATTTAAAAACTATATCCATCGCTTCTTCAATTGTATCAACTGGACAAAAAGTCATCTCATCCAAATTAATAACATCTTTATATTTATTCATAAAATCATCAAAATCTTCCTGATTCTCTTTTGGATATAATATTGTTTTAACACCCGCGCGCATACTACCGATAATCTTCGAATCTAACCCCCCAATCGCAGTTATTCTACCTCTCAAATTTGTTTCTCCAGTCATTGATATTGTATTGTTAATGGGTTTATCGTTTAATAAACTATACATTGTTAATGTGATCGCGCCACCGGCAGATGGTCCATCTTTTGGAGTTGCTCCTTCTGGACAATGAACATGCACACCATTTTTTGTTTCTTCGAAAAATTTGGTTAGTTCTTTTTTTCGTTCGTCTGACGTTAACGACCAAGCTAATGTTTTGGCCACAGTCATACTTTCTTTCATTACATCGCCCTGCATACCGGTTAATTTTAAGTCGAAAAATGTACCAGATGGATAAAAACGTGTTTCAATTGGAATAATTCCACCTTTTCCTAGAGCATTTGCCCACATGCCGTTGATTGTACCAACCAAAGGAGAAGAATGTATTTTAAGGTCACTGACTTTACGTTGCTTCTTGAGATAAACTTTTCCAAAATCTTCAATTTTAATTTCTATTGGTAACTCGATTTCACCAATACCTTCCTTTGAATAATTTAATAATTTTAAATTAATTTCGCCAAATAAATCAAATAATACTTCTTTAAGTTTTCTCACACCAGGTTCCATCGTAAATGTTTCAATAATATGACGAATTACTTCGTCTGTTAATTTAACTGTATTTTCAAAACCCATCTTCTCGTTTAATTCGGGCATAATAAATTTATTAACAACTACAATCTTGTCTGACCAAGATAAATTGTCGAAACGAATTCTATGAATTCTATCCAATAAAACTCGATCTATCTGATCTGGATCATTATAGGAGAATATGAATAATGCTTTTGAAAGATCAAATGGTATACCACTGAAAAATCGGTCTTGAAATTCGTCATTTTGTGTCGCATCGATTAAATGAGTTAATATGCCTATGATTTCTCTACCCTGTTCAGTTTTACTTACCTTGTCTAATTCATCAATGTATATAATTGGATTCATGCATTTACTATCCATTAATATATCTACCACTTTCCCCCAAGTTGAATTTACATATGTATAATTATGTCCTTCGAGAGTTGAACCATTTGAAGAACCTCCTAATGATATGAATGAAAATGGCCTCGATACACCATTCTCGTCTTCTAAACAACGAGCTAACCCCCTTTTTGCTAGAGATGTTTTTCCTACACCCGGTGATCCCTCGAAACCAAAACAGTAGCCTTTTTGTTCCCCATTAATCCATTGTCCCATTATTTTTAGGATTTGTTCTTTGGGTTTTGCATGTCCATAAATAGAATCGTCCAAGTATTCATTGATTTGAATCATTGAATTTTCAACGTTTTCTATTTCGTCGTGCATTTTGATGATCTTATTATTGATATTACTATTAATATCATTTGGACATATAATTTTCAATATTTCATACACTTCCTTGGATAATTCCGAATCGGTTCTTGCTTTATTTAAATATGTTGTTAATGATGCAATAATACCGGACTTTGTTTTATGTTCATCTGTTAATGCGTCGATAAATACAGATAATGATTGTACTAACTCTTTTTTATTCGTTTTTGATAATTTATTTTTACAATTGTCTATGGATGTTAATAATAATGCCGTATTTGTTTCATTAATTGATTTTTTTATTTCGTGCAATGTATATTTTTCTTTGTTGTCGATTTTTATTTCTACATTATTGCGTAAATTGGTAAATAATTCATTCAACTCGTCCATTTTACATAAAATCGGCTCCTTCTTTATTATTCCAAACGGTACTCTCACCAATCCTTCTAGATACTGTTTTGATTTGTTACCCTGATCATCGGATTTCTGTTTTATTTCTTTTAGTTTAAGCTTGGCACGATTTTTAATTTTATCGTCTGCTTTCATTAATAATACTTGTTGTTCTAATGAAACCTTGGACTCGTCACATTGTGATAAAGATTCTTGTGTATATTCGATCGTGTTAATCATTGTTTCTTTGAAATATTGCTTTAATTTCCACGGTAAAGATTCATATAATACCAATTGTTCCGTGTTATCAGTACCGTCTATATTATCAGCAGATCCAATTAAATCATATAACATGTATGCTATGTACTGAACCTCATTGTCTGAATTGTAAGTGAATAGATTGATTAACATTTTTCGTCTCGAAATTAGGTCCAATTCGAAGAATTTTTTTATGATAGTATCCACTCTGTTTGTCTTTACATAATTCACATCTTTAATCATAGTATCAAACCTTTTTTGAAAATCACAAGTACTGTATATTAATATATCCTTCAGTGATATTGTATCAATCCATCTTTCAATCAATTCGGCATTATTATCCGAACTAGAAATGCTTTCCTTTATCTCTGCGAGTCTTATATTAACAAAATTATTGTCTAATAAATATTGTAAAGGTATATCCTTGGTCAATCCTGATACACATAAAATCTTTTTATCATTTGTATTTCTTATCAATATTCTCATACCAAATACAGACTGATGTATCGACGAATACATACTTGTTGGTTCAAAACATTCTAAATGTGGATATTTATCTATTTGTAACGTATAATCTGTAATTTTATTGATATTATCATTGTCGTTATTACAATCGGTCCAAGGCAAATTTTTATAACCTATCGGTAAAACATATTTTTCAATTAACTCTAATTTATCACTTAAATATTTGTTATCTTTATCGTATGTATCATAGTTATTGTATTTTGTACCAAAAACAACATAGTATACGTCGTTAATATTGTAAGTTCCATATGTTGAAAAAACTATAGATAATTTATCAAAAATAGATTGTATTGTTGCTAATGTATTATCCATTTCATTATCATTAATCGGAATTTTATCCTTCAATGTTTTTGCGGTGGTATATATAGTATGTAAATGATCGGAACATTGACCAATACTACTTTTACTAAATACATCAAATTGTTTGCAAAAGGATAACGATAAGTACGTCCTCTGTATGATATCAATAACTTGGTCCAATTTTTTTTCGATAAAATTATTAAACTCGACATTTTTTACGTTTTTTGGAACAATTTCGGATTTTGAGGTTTTTTTTACCATCTACGATGAATAAGTATATTCTAGGCCTATATTATTTATTTGATAATAACTTGTAATCCAAAATACTTAAATATAATTTATTTAATTATATTATAATGGGTATACCTAGTTACTTTTCATATATTATTAAGAATTATTCTAATATTATATATAATCAAAAACAAATAGTAAATGAGAATATTTGTTTTTGTTATCTTTTTATGGATTGTAATTCTATCATATACGATGAAGTACGAAAATTAGAGATTAATATTGCTAAAAAGAATGATATTATTGTTAATTTTGAAAATACGTTAATAAATAACGTTATTTCTACCATTGGTGATTATATTCATAACATATCTCCGTCACAATTGGTATATATCGCATTTGATGGGGTTGCTCCTTTTGCTAAAATGACTCAACAGCGAACACGAAGACACAAGGGCTCTATTTTATCAAAAATTGACTCCGTTTTACAAAAGCCCACTTCTAATATCGATTGGAGTACTTCAAATATTACACCTGGTACACAATTTATGAATAATCTTTCTATTAAAGTTAAAAAGGCGTTCTCAAATCTTGAGTCTCATTTTAATGTGAAAAAAATTATTGTTTCTGGATCAGATGTATGCGGTGAGGGTGAACATAAAATGTTTCAATATATACGCGAGAATATTAACAAATCAACCGGTGATGCTTTAGTTTATGGACTCGATTCGGATTTAATTATGTTATCACTTTTTCATTGCGAAAAATTCAAGAATCTTTTTATATACCGCGAAACTCCTGAGTTTGGTAAAAAACTGGTATCGAATGAAAATGCCGACAGTGATTATTTGTTTTTAAATATACGGTCTTTGTCTAAAGCTATTCTAAATGAAATGAATTGCGATACTAATGATAATCACAGATTGTATGACTATATTTTTATGTGTTTCTTACTTGGTAACGATTTCTTACCACATTTTCCTTCATTGAATCTACGCACTAACGGCATTGATATTTTATTAGATACGTATAAACAAACATTGGCTCATAATAACAGTCGTTCTTTCATTTCAAATAGTCTTGAAATACAATGGAGATGGGTCTATATGTTTATCAGTGAACTCGCTAAAAATGAGAAGGATCGTTTCACAAATGAATATTCAACTCGGGAAAAATTGAGTAAGCGAAAATGGAATATGAATAATACCGAAAATAAAGAATTTACCGTTCAAAATGTTCCTGTTATATATCGACAACAAGAATTATATATTGCTCCAAATGAATATTTTTGGGAACAACGGTACTATAATACACTTTTTTCGCATAGCAATGTAGACGTTAAACATATATGTGAGAATTATCTTGAAGGATTAGAATGGGTTTTTAAGTATTATACCTCAAATTGTCCAAATTGGAGATGGTCGTATAAATATCATTATCCGCCGCTATTAAAAGATCTCTGTAAATATATTCCAAAAAAACAAATGGCTTTTTTTGATAATATAAAATATAACCCTTTTTCACCCCTTGTTCAATTATCATATGTTTTACCAATGAAAAATCACAGTTTATTACCATTAACGGTTAATGAATATTTGAAAGAACACGAATCTCAATATTATATCGATAATCCAAAATATGAATGGGCATTTTGTCGATATTTCTGGGAATCTCATCCAGTGCTTCCGGAAATACCTATTTCAACCATGGAAAAATGGAATACATTATGGAATTAATACTAGGATCACGTACAAATAAGGTATAAATATAAAATTGAATCGCCATATATTTGTTTTAATCTGTGAAAAATAATTAGATATTACATATTATGCAAATCGATTGCATTGATACAACATCACAAATAATGGAGAATAGTATACAAAAACAAAGGCCTGGTTATATTAAAACATTACATTCTAGATATTATCGCTTACCTAAAGTTCTGTGGGACCTTATTTGGACTTACGATGATCGATATCGTATCGAATTTAAAAATTCCACGCTCGAATTAAATACGTATTTTAATCGTAATCGTGTTATATGTAGACTAACTCACGACATTTATATATATAGTATATATTCATCACGAAATATGACGTACGTTGCGAATTTATATAATAACGTATATAGTTATTCGTCATATATTTTGAAAAAAATAAAAATTTTCGGGGATCCAATAGTTGACGATAATTTAAATGGTATATCACTCCGTCCAAGTAATATTCGTTTACTTCATTCATTATCATAATTAAAATAAATTGTTGCGATATGTACCTATTTTATAGAATATTTTTATTCTATAAAATTGATAGGCTTTTTTCAAATAAACCGAATGTAATCAGAAATCGATATGAGTAACATTATTGAATCTATATCCACGGGCGTTTCTTCGGTGTGTAGTAAATTGAAACGGAATGTACCGGTGGTAGTGGGAGTATATTTTGCAGTTGTTATTGCACATTTTGCGTGTTCTAATTTATACCCAACATTGTGTTGCGATATGAGCGTCTGGGGGTTTGTTATGAGCCCATTTATGGCGGTAACTCCTCATTGTGAAGCATTACGTTGGGTGATTCATTACACAGGTGGTCAAATCCGAAATGTATGGATGTGGCTTGGTGGGTATTTGGTGTTGTATTTCGGTAATAATATTACACCGTTCATTCTCAATTTTAGAAATAATAGTACACCTACTACTATAATGAACGAACACGTAGTAGATGGCAGGGCGAATGAACATGTAGTAGAGGGTACGGCAGACGAACCCGTAGTAGAGGGAAATGGAAATGAGGGGTTATATAAGAGAAAAACACGTAGTCGGGAATAATGTTATATATAATCAAATAATTTCGAATATTATATTAAATGGTGCAATTGATACAACATAAAAATTCCTATAGAATCGTTTTAACAAATAAAAAAAAGGTAAGTGTACAAGATGTTTATAATCGTGTATTTTTCTCTACGTTCGGTTTAGAAGGTATACGTATATATGGCTTTGAAATTGATAATAAAATGTTAGAAATTGATGAAGAACACGGTAAATCAAAAAATATACAGGATGCCCAATTTACTGATGTTTTTGGTAAAGAACAACCATTCAATGGATATTCCGAGTTACCTTTACAGAAGTCAATTGATTCCGGCCAGGATAAGGACGATGATGGCGTTTTGGGATTTTTTCGTGAATATATATCGAATTATAGTAATAATTCCAAAAAAACAGATACAACGACACGGTTGAACGATAATCGCATTGAGATATCTATCCCATTGGATATTAATTTTCCTGTTTTATCTTTGAATAATGCGTTTTCCGATGAAAGTGATTCCATTTTTCATTTATCCGTAAAAAATATAACATATGATGCATTAGGGAAAATTATCAGGGATGTTTATCTACAAATTATTTATTTAGCAGAAAAAGGATATTATTATAATGAAATACCCGTCGATTCGGTATTTTTAATACAAACTAAAAATATTATCTTTAGTATGGAAACGCTTGTGGAATTTGATGAAAATAATAAGGATCACTTACAAGAACGAAATAATGCTATTTTAAAATTTATACAAAATTTATTAGGCAGTAGTGATACCACATTAGGCGATATTTTGGAAAAAATTCAATATACTAATTTGTATTATTTTATAAAACGCATAAAGGACGAATCTGTTTTGATTTATCTCGGATAGAAGGGAGGGATCATAAGGGAACCGTATGGTTCCCTTAACAAAAGTTAAATAGAGTTTAAATGTGATCGAAGTTGACTAAAAGATGATTGTGTGGAATGTCGTTATCAATATCAATATCAATATCAATATCGTTATCATTATTATGAAAAGAGTTGTTAGAGAATAAAATATCATCGGAT